AGAAAAAAGCTATTAATAAGTTTGATAAGATGGCTGAGTTTAGTATGTGTAAGGAAGATACTGAAATAGATAAAAAAATTAAGAAACCACCACCTTCTATCAGAAATAGGCCATTTGACTTTATAAAAGTCCAGTGCAGAGTATGTGGAAAAAAAGAAAAAGTTGCACCCATGCTCGTCGAGAGTACTGAAAGATATAAGTGTAACAGGTGTTCAACAGGAGCAGGCTGATGATTTTGTGTGATCCGGCAGCAGAACGTGCCATTTTGGCTGGTATTTGTACATATGGTGAGGACGCATATTTAGATATTGCAGATATTTTACAAGAATCTTCTTTTACAGTTGATAGTAATACTATTATCTTTAAATGTCTTAAGCATATTTGTGAAAGTCATCAAAAGTCAATAGATATTGCTTCTATTTATTCTGTAGCACAAGACTTGGGTGTTTCTCATATTCTTTCCAAAAAAGAAGAAACTCAACATCTTAAGGCTATTATGGATTTTCCTGTTAGTCTAGATAATGTTCGTAAGTTTGCTGCTAAAATTAGAAAACTAGAAATTGCTAGACTTTTAAGAAAGCAACTAGAATTAACCCAGGATAAAATATTAGAAGTTACTGGATCAGAACCAATCTCGTCAATTATTGGACTGGCCGAAGATAGTATATTCAATTTCACTAGTCTGCTCAATGATACTGATAGTGGTCCAGAAATTATGGGATCCACTATTGATGACTATGTAAAAAATCTAGAAGAAAATAAAGTAGATCAAGTAGGCATACCAACAGGATTTCCTATATATGATCAGGCTATAGGTGGTGGATTAAGAAAAGGTACCATTAATGTTATTGGTGCCAGACCCAAAACAGGTAAAACTTTATTATCTGATAATATGGGAAGAAATATAGCCAAGCTAGGTATTCCTGTTTTAAATATGGATACAGAAATGAATAAGGAAGATCATATCAATCGTATTCTTGGTATGATTACAGAAATAGAGATTAACACAATAGAAACAGGGCGTTTTGCTGACTCGCCAGACAAAAAGAATAAGATCTTAAAAGCAGCAGAAGAACTCAAATCAATGAAGTTGTATCATAAGAGTATTGCTGGTAAACCATTTGAAGATCAATTAGCAATTATGAGACGTTGGTTAGTTAAGGATGTCGGATTAAATGATGATGGTACAGCAAAAGATTGTGTGATTTTTTATGATTATTTAAAGCTTATGGATAGCGCTGGCATTAGTCAAGACTTAAAAGAATATCAAGTTTTAGGTTTTATGATGACCAGTTTGCATAATTTTGCTGTTAGGTATAAAGTGCCAATAATAGCATTTATTCAATTAAACAGAGATGGTATCACAAAAGAGAGTACAGACTCTGCCAGTGGTTCGGATAGAATTATTTGGCTATGTAGTAATTTTAGTATCTTTAAAAGAAAGAGTGATGAAGAAATGGCCGAAGATGGTCCTGATGGTGGCAACAGAAAACTTATTCCACTAATCAGTAGACACGGCGGCGGTTTGGATGATAATGACTATATTAATTGTCATATGAAAGGCTGGTGTGCTAAAATTACAGAAGGTAAAACACATTTAGAAATCAAACACAATACAAAATCTACCGAAGAAGGCTTTATAATAGATGAAGACGATGACGAAAACCAAATCCCATTTGAATGATCAGTTAAAACTTAAAATTATTTGTGACGAAGTATGCGATAATATCGAGTCGTTGTTGGATGGTTTTGGTATTGATGACTACAAAACACATTCAAAGATGATAGTGATGTCGTGTCCCATACATGGTGGAGATAATATCTCAGCATTAAATCTCTATCCAGAAGGAGATACATACAGAGGTAACTGGAAATGTAGAACTCACAATTGTGAGAAAACATTTAAAGGTTCTATCATTGGTTTGATTCGCGGCATTATATCTAACCAAAAATATGGTTGGAGTAAAGCTGGTGATGATATGTGCTCATTTAATGAGGCGGTAGAATATGCCTTAGCTTTCATTAAAAAAGATTTGAGCAATATCAAAATTTCCAAAACAGAACGAGAAAAGAAGCAGTTCACTAATGTTGTTAATTATCTAAATAAAGAACCACAAAAAACCACGTCACACATTACTAGAGCACAAATTGTTAAATCACTAATTATTCCAGCACAATATTATTTATCTAGAAATTATTCTAAAGAAGTATTGTCTAAATATGATGTAGGATTATGTGATAAATCTGGAAAAGAAATGAGTGACAGAGTTGTTGTACCCATATATGATAATGATTATAAATATATGGTAGGATGTACTGGTCGTAGTATTTATGAAAAATGTACTAGTTGCAAGGGTTATCATAATCCAGAACATCAATGTCCTTCTGTAAATGATGTTTGGAAATTCCCCAAATGGAAACATAATGCAGATTTTAAGAGCCAAAGTCATTTGTACAATTTCTGGTTCGCCAAAGACTTTATTTTAAAGAGTCATACTGCTATTATAGTAGAAAGTCCAGGTAATGTTTGGAGATTAGAAGAAAACGGAATACATAATAGCGTAGCAATTTTTGGCTCGTCTTTAAGTGATAGACAAAAGATTTTATTGGATTCTTCTGGTGCTATGAACTTAGTCGTACTAACAGATAATGATGAGGCTGGACATAAAGCTGCTGCACAAATTAAACAAAAGTGTCAAAATACTTATAGAGTTTTTATACCAAAAATTACCAAGTCAGATGTTGGCGAAATGTCTAAAGAAGAAATTCAAACAGAAATTACTAATTATTTAGAAAGTATCAAATGACTAAAATCATAGCTTTTGCTGGTCGCAAACAGTCTGGCAAGACCACATGTTCAGAAGCCGTATTAAAATACGGTAATGACACATTGTATCCTTATAATAATTCCAAGATATATAATTTTGCTGATCCTCTTAAAAAAGATATATGTATTAATATTTTAGGTATGAGTTATGATCAGTGTTATGGTTCTGATGAACAAAAAAATGAATTAGTAAACTGCCATTGGAATAATAAGCAGATGACAGCAAGGGAAGTAATGCAATTTGTTGGAACAAATATTTTCCGACAGATGCAGAATAATGTGTGGGCCGATGCGACCATTCATAAAATTCAACTAGAACAACCAGATCTAGCCATTATAGCGGATTGTAGATTTCCTAATGAGGTTAAGGCTATTAAAGATGCTGGTGGTATTATTATCAAGCTTATGCGAAATCCATTCAATTCTGATCATGAAAGTGAAGTTGCTTTAGATCCTGATCAATATAATTATAATAATTTTGATTTAGTAGTAGACAATACCACTATCTCTATAGAAGAACAAAATAAAGCTATTATTGAATTTTTACAAACTAAGGGGGTGTTACCATTATAATTACATATTTACGCAGTAGTTCTTATGGTACGCACTCTATGTGCGAACAACAATATTTTTTAGAGTATGTACTAGGCATACGTTCACCGTCTAATAAAAAAGCTGACAAAGGAACTATCTGTCATAAAGTATTAGAAATATTAGCCTATATCCAATTAGGACATCAAAATAAAGATAAGACCTATATTGATGACATTGTGGGCGAAGTTGATCTGAAAAAGTACAATCTTGATCATATTACTGAACAGGTTTACGCCTATTATACATCTCAGTTTAAACACCACGAATGGCAACCAAAAGATTTAAAAGACTGTCGGCTATGGGTCAATAAAGCGATCACAGACCACAATGCCAACTTTGATCCTAGAAACCGAACCATCCTACAACCAGAACAACACTTTGATATTCTGATTGATAAACCTTGGGCAGAATATAAGTATATGGCCAAAGAGGGATTGTTAGAGGGTAAATTGGCTATTAAAGGAACAATTGATTTAATTACTAAAGTGAATGATGAGACGATAGAGATTATAGACTGGAAAACTGGTAGACGATTAGATTGGGCTACAGGCGAAGAAAAAACGCTAAGTAAGCTGCAAAACGATCCTCAATTAAGAATATATCATTATGCTGTCAGTGCGTTGTATCCTAATATGGAACATATTATTTTTACGATTAATTTTATTAATGATGGCGGAGCATTTAGCATATGTTATGACAAATCTGATCTGCCTAAAACAGAAGATATGATTCGTCGTAAATTTGAAACAATTAAAAATACTAAGGTTCCAAGGTTGAGTAAAACATGGAAATGTAATAAGTTATGTCATTTTGGCAAAACAACATTTGAAAATAGTCACATTTTGCCAATATTAGAATATAGAGACGGCCAACTGTGTTCCAAAGATACATATATGACCAAGTGTGAACAAATTAAACATGATATTGAGTTAAAAGGCATGAATGCTGTAGTTGACGAATATACTATGCCAAATTTTACAATTGGTAAATACAAAGCACCGGGTACTACAGAATGATTTATATTGGATTCAAATATAGATGCAAAATATTTATATGATATGTATCTTAGACAAGATGGAAAATGCGCTATAACCGGAATGCCAATAGACTTGACAACTGATGCATCTGTGGATAGAATTGATAGTATGAAGGGCTATACAAAAGACAATATTTGGTGGGTAAAAAAGGAAATAAACTTAATGAAGAATAATTTATCATTGGAAGAATTTATTTTATTGTGTAAGATGGTTGCTGATAAGATATGAATTACATTCCTCTCCACTGTCATTCAATGCTTAGTTTATTGGATGGACTATCTAAACCAGAACAAATTGCAGAAAGATGCAAAGAAATTAACGCATCTGCTTGTGCTCTTACAGATCATGGTAATATTGCCGGTGCTGTAAAGTTTTATTCTGCAATGAAATCTGCTGGAATTAAACCAATTTTAGGTTGTGAATTATATATCTGTAAAGATGATCCTAAAATTCAAGAAAAAACCAATAGAGAATTATCACATTTTATTATTTTAGCAAAAAACTATAAGGGCTGGCTTGATCTCATTAAAATAGTATCCGAATCAAATAAGCCAGAACATTATTATCATAAACCAAGGCTCGATTTAGCAACTGTCTCATCTATGAACAGTGGCAATCTGTGTGCTATTACTGGTCATTTAGGATCAACATTAGCAGATACTATTCTGGATAATTATGAACTTAAAGAGAACTGGAAAGAACTTGGAATAGAGCATATACAATACTTAAAGAAAATATTTAATAATCATGTCTTTTTAGAAGCACAACTGATAGATAATGAAAACCTTCCAGTACAAACACGTTTAACTAATGCGATTCGTATCTTAGGCAAAGAGACAGATACTTTGGTTATTTGTACTCCAGACGCTCATTATTGTCGTAAAGAAGATGCTGTAGACCAACGCATATTACTATGTAATAATTTAAAAACAACCTTTCCTGATATTAGTAGAAAAATTTCTAATAATGAAGAAGTACCATTGTCTACATTCTTTATTTCAGAAAATTATCACATCCCATCTCAAGAAGAAATGAAGATGTTACATACTAATGAGGAAATTCAAAATACCAATTTTGTAGCAAATTTAATTGAAGAATATGACATTTTGAGCAAGCCGAAATTACCCAGTTTTCCATGTCCAGACAAGTTTGATCAAGATGAATTTTTAAGAGAACTATGTCGTAATGGATGGAAAGCTAAAATTGCAAATATTATACCTAAAGAAGAACAACAACAATATTTAGATCGTATTAAATATGAACTAGACGTTTTACAGGGCGCTGGGTTAAGTAGTTACTTTCTTATAGTGCAAGATATATTGAATTATGTAAGACAAAATAAATGGCTTCCTGGGCCGGGAAGAGGGTCTGCTGCCGGATGTCTAGTATCTTATCTTATTGGTATTACCAGTATTGATCCTATAAGATATAATTTGATTTTTGACAGATTTTATAATTCTGGTCGAAATACAAAAGATCGTATTAGTATGCCGGATATTGATGTGGACGTACCAATTAATAAACGAGAAGAGATTATTGAATATATCAAGAATAAATATGGACATAATAAAGTATCACAAATGGTAACCTTTAATACTATTAAGGGTAGAGGTGCTTTAAAAGATGTCTTAAGAGTATATGGGAACATAAGTTTTGATGAAATGAATAGAATTACCAAAAATATTCCAGATGAAGCAAAGATTGCGGACGAATTACAGGAAATGAAAGAAGAAACTGGAGAAGCATCAATTATTCGATGGGCTTTAGAAAACAACAAAGAAAAGCTTAAAGAGTGGTGCTATATTGACGATAATGGAGAACTACAGGGTCCGTTGGCAAAAAGGTTTGAACAGGCTATAAGACTAGAAGGCACCAAATCCAATCAGTCAAAACATGCGGCTGGAATAGCGATTAGTTCAGAACCGTTAAATGAATTATGTCCAATGGTTTATGATAGTAAAAACGATCAACTAATTGCTGGCATGGAAATGCAAGATCTTGAAAGTTTAGGAATAATAAAGTTTGATATTTTAGGAATTGCATATTTAGATAAAGTTATGTGTATTCAAGATTTACTTGCTAATGGTGTACAGTTATAATATCAATTTTAACTTATTATGAAAATTTCTAAAACCAGGCTTAAAAAACTAATGGCTAATCATAGCCAAAAAGAAATAGCAAATATTTATGGGTGTTCTGATTCATATATTAGTCAACAAATAAAAATATTTGGATTAAAAGAAAATAATACTACTAAACATATAGGTAAAAAATATGGACAAATCACTATATTAAAATATTTAGGTAAAGATAAGCATAGCCATAGTATTTATAATTGTGTGTGTAACTGTGGTACAAATTTTAATGTATTGTTAAATTCTATTAAAAGCGGTAATACAAAAACCTGTGGCTGCCAATCTAGAAAAAGAGGAAAAGATCATGCATTATATGCTGGTTACGAAGAAATTAGAGCAGAATATTGGTCTAGGGTCTTAAGGGGAGCAAAAAATCGTAAAATTCCATTAGATATAACTATTGAACAAGCATGGCAAGTATTTTTACAACAAGATAGAAAATGTGCTTTAACAGGACTACCTATTCACTTTCCAATGACTAGAAAAACATCAAAATATAGCACAGCATCTTTAGATAGAATAGACTCGTCACAGGGCTACACACAAGATAATATACAATGGATTCATAAAAAATTACAACCAATGAAAATGAATATGAGTCAAATAGAATTTTTAGACTGGTGCGAAAAAATTTATAAATATAATAAAACAAGGAGTAACCAATGATAAATAAGCAGTTTAAAGACCTAAATGATGGTGAAATTTTTACATATAATAATATAGAATATAAAAAGATCGCAGCAGTTAAAGTTAGTTGTTGCAGATCTATTAATGCAGAAGAAACTCAAAATTCTAATGCTAAACTATTTATTCAACCCACAATAGAAGTTCAAGTTAATGATCAACTATAATAAAATTTGCGTTTTTGATTTTGAGACAGATGGATCTGATCCCGCTCATTGTAGTCCGGTGCAGATCGCGGCTATTATGATTGATCCTATTAATTTAGAGATTATTGATGGATCAGAATTTAATATTAATTTTAAGCCCGAAGTACTAGAAAATAATGATAACTATAAATACGAAACAGATATTTTAGATTTTCATGCTAAAGTTAAGGGGTGTGGAACAGACGATGTTTTACAAGCATGGTATAAGTATCCTAAGCAAGAACATTCTTGGAATATGTTTGTCAATTATTTAGATAAATATCATTCAAGAACTTCTAAAAAAAGCCAATTTTCCGCACCTATCGCTGCCGGATACAATATTCATAGATTTGACTTGCATATCATTAACAGACTTAGTCAGAAATATGGCAATCTTAATAAGGAAAAAAGAACCGATCTCTTTTATCCCAGAGATACTGTTGATGCTATGCAATTAATGTTTTATTGGTTTGAACACAATAATGAACTTAAAAGTTATACATTAGATAGTGTGAGAGATTATTTTGGAATATCAAAGGCTGGCGCTCATGATGCACTAAAGGACGTTAAAGATACTGCGGAAATTGTAGTAAGATTTTTAAAGTTGCATCGTAATCTAAGCCAAAAAATTAAATTTAAGGATTCATTTACTAATAATGGCTAAAAAGTTTCAATATCCGTGCGGTTGTTCTTTTGATGTTTCTGAACAAGAAGATAATAAAAAGATTAATTTTGATCCTACCATAGAAAATATCAATCTGGATTGTTCTAGAACTTGGGATTTAATCTCTAGTGGTAATACTAAGGGTTGTTTCCAATTAGAATCTAGACTTGGTAGGTCTATGGCTAAAAAATTGAAACCAGAAAATATAGAGCAATTGTCGGCCCTAATTAGTATTATGCGACCAGGATGTTTAGAGGCAGTTAGAGAAGGCAAAACGGTTAGTAATCATTATATTGATAAAAAGAATGGATTAGAGTCTGTCGATTATTTCCACGCTTCATTAGAACCTGTATTAAAGAATACGTATGGAGAAATGGTATATCAAGAACAAGCGATGGAAATTACAAAAGTAATCGCTGGTTTTAATCTGCAAGAAGCAGATATGTTAAGAAAAGCCATTGGTAAGAAAAAGCCAGAAGAAATGGCTAAAGTTAAATCTAAATTTTTAGAAGGTTCCACTAAGCTTGGTATAGTTAATACTGAAGAAGCAGAGCAGATTTTCGGGTGGATAGAAAAAAGCCAAAGATATTCTTTTAATAAGTCACACTCTGTAAGCTATGCTATTAATGCATATTTATCAGCCTATACTAAAGCACATTTTCCCAAAATCTTTTTTGCATCATACTTACGTTTTGCTAAGGATAAAATAGATCCTCAAGCAGAAATTAAAGAGTTGGTACAAAATGCCAACGAAATGGATATTTCTGTTAAGACGCCGGATATTAGGAATTTGAATGAATTTTTTATATTGAAAAATAATCAAATTTATTTTGGTATCACAGATATTAAAGGTGTGGGAAAATCTGTATTTGATAAGCTTATTGAGTTGTTATCTAAACACGATATATTAAATCTAACATGGCTAGATTACTTATGTAAAATACTTCCAAATATTAATTCAACAGCAGCTAAAGCGCTTATACAATCTGGTGCTTTGTCTTTTATTCCAATTACTAGAAATAAAATGCTTTTTGAATACGGTTTAGTATCTATTCTTACTAAGAAAGAATTAGAGCATATCAACAACAATCTCTCTAAGCTAAAAAACTTTAAAGAGTGTTTGGAATCATTGTCTTCTATGCCTAGGCTAAATAAGAACCGTAAAAAAATTATAGATGATGCTATTTATTCTATTAATTTTCCTCCGTATTCTTTAGATGATTCACCAGAATGGATAGCAGATGCTGAGGATTCTTTACTGGGTTGTTCTATTACATGTTCTAAACTGGACATGTATGATATTAGCATGACTAATATTACTTGTAGAGAACTAAAAAATACTACTATGAAAGATAATCTTATATTGGGTGGTGAATTAGATAATATTAATATTACAAAAACAAAGAGCGGAAAAACTCCAGGTCAGGAAATGGCTTTTGTAACAATGACAGATACTACGGGGTCTATAGATTCAGTAGTCTTTTTTCCAGAAAAGTTTAAAGAATACAAAAACTTATTGTTCACTGGAAATATTATAATTGTCAAGGGTAATAAGTCTAAAAATGGTGATGGTCTGATAGTGGAAAAAGCATACATCGCCAAAACTTGACAATCCATACCGCCGGTATATCATATAGATGTTTCGATCCAAACTGTTGGTTTATTTACTTTAAAAGGAGATTTTATGAATATTGTTATGTTGCGTGGTAACCTTGCCAGAGATCCTGAACTCAGAGTAGTTGGAGAAAAGCAAACTGCTGTAGTAAATTTTACAGTTGCAGTATCAAGAGAGTTTACTAAAGCTAATGGCGAACAAGATAAGGTTACATCTTTTATCCAATGTGAAGCATGGGATAGTGGTGCCGAGGCCATTGGTTCATCTTTCAAGAAGGGTGATCTAGTTATGGTCGAAGGTTCATTACGCAATGACAGTTGGGAAAAGGATGGTGTTAAGCACAGTACCCTAAAGGTTCGTGTTAACAATTTTGCTAAGATTACTAAGACAAAGAAGAGCGAAAAGAGCACAGACTCTGCTACTGTAGCATTCTGATCTTATAAAGGATATCTAAGAGAATCTCTAGTAATATAATGTTACTAGAGATTTTTCTTAGTTCAAACAATGAAACATCAAAAAAAGAAAATTTTTATTGCTAATGATGCTAGTATTTTAGATACTGGATACGGAATCTACGGTAAAGAAATTATATCTCGTATACACAAAAGTGACAAATACGAGGTAGCAGAATTAGGATGCTATTGCGATAAAGATAATCCTAAAATTAAAAATATACCATGGAAATTTTATCCTAATGCTGTGGCCGCTAATGATTCTCGTGTTGAGCAGTACAAAGCTAATATGCTCAATCAATTTGGCTTATGGAGATTTAATAGGTGTTTAATTGATTTTAAACCACATATAGTTTTTGATGTTCGAGATTATTGGATGTATGCATATCAGGATATGAGTCCTTATAGACATCATTTTCATTGGCTAATCATGCCAACTACTGATTCAACACCGCCCAAAACAGACTGGCTTTATACATATAAAAACGCAGAACTAATTATTCCATATACCGATTGGGCCAAAAAAGTTCTTACACAATCATGTGGCAAGAATATAAATCTATTTCCTAGAGTAGCCAATGCTGGTATTAATCCACAAGATTTTTATATTATAGAAAACCAAAAAGAGCATAAAATCAAATATTTTGGTAAGGATATAAACGTAGTTGGTTTAGTTATGCGTAATCAAAAACGCAAACTACTTGCTGATATTATGATTGCTTTTAAGTCTTTTTTAAACAACTTAAAACAATCAGGACACAAAGATGTTTATGATAAAACATATCTATATTTACATACTTCTTATCCAGAAGATAATGGTTGGGATCTTCCTGCTTTATTGTCCGAATATGGCTTACTAGACAAGATTTATTTTACATATAAATGCAAAAACTGTGGAGATTCTCATCCTAGTAAGTTTCATCCTGGTGTGACAAATTGTACTAAGTGCGGAGCTAAAGCAGTACATATGTCTAGTCCTATGAATGGGGTAACAACACAGGAACTGAATAATATATATAATTTATTTGATATATTCATTCAATATGCAATATGCGAAGGATTTGGTATGCCACAAGTTGAAGCAGCGGCCTGTGGTGTTCAAATAGCTTCTGTAGACTATAGTGCAATGACAGAAATTGTAGAGAAGCTTGATGGTATAAAGTTGCGGGTAGATAGAATGTTTAGAGAGATGGAAATTAATGCTGATAGAGCATATCCAGATAATGACTTTACAGCACAAGTATTGTATGATTTTTTCATTAATAAATCAATAGATACTCGTCAAGCTAACAGAACTAATATTCGTAATAAATGTATCTCTTTATACTCTTGGGATAATGTATATAGCGTATGGGAAGAAGCTTTTGATTCTATAGATATTACTAAAAAATTATCTTGGGATGACAAAAATATTCCACAGATTAAAAATATGTCCCTAAAGGTTCCAAAGGGTTTAAATGATAAAGATTTTATAGAATTTATTTGTTTAAATGTAATAAATGATCCATATTTATTAAACACGGCTAATATACAAACACTCATAAAAGATGTTACTAATGGCATTATTGCTAAAAATGGCAACATAATGACTATAAATAAACAATATAGCATAGATGTTTTGGAAGGATTATTAAATAATAAAATTATGTGCGAAAAGATGAGAGTTAATCCTCAACAAATAGTTAAAGAAGACTTTATATGATAAACGAGCAAATTAATACTATTCACACTCCGTGTAAAAACTGTGTATTTGCAGAGTTTAATAATAACACTCAAATAGACTGTAATCTCAAATATATAGATAAATATAAAAATAAAAATGTGTCTGTATTAGAAGCATATGATGACGAGAAAGAATTTTATATTATAAATGGCAAAAAATGTTTGGGATACAGAGAAAACAAATGGTTCAAACAATTTGATTTACAAGACGCTACTGTTGAAGATAAAATCAATAAATTTTTAGAAACTAATACTTTAGATTATTTATTAACAATTAATTTAAAAAATATTACTCTGGATCAACTAGACATAATGTTGAAACAGATTTCAGAGTGTGAAATTCAACCTAAAAAACTCATTCTTATTAGATATGTTGATAATGATAAATCATTACAATATACTAATATTGAAGAACTATTACAGAAATACTCCGTTAAATATATGTGGAGAATCCAAACTATTTTGGATCTATCACTATCCTATAGCAGTATATTACATAACATTATAACAATGAATCCCAAGTATAGATTTATTGTGAACAATGAACAATTTAATAATGATTTAACACACATGATAAAAACCACTAATAGGGTGGTACATGAGGATTTGGATCAATTTGACGTATTGAGTAATAAAGATAAATCATGTATAGTATTTAGTAGTCTTGTTTATAGGTTTGACGCATTTCATGGCAACAATCTATTAAGTAATACTAATAAATTTAATATTATATGAATATAATTATATTAGGTGATAAATATCAAAAAAGAATGAAATCTAGAGGATGTGTTGGTCTTATCAAGTATAATAATAAAAACATTATATCTCATCAATACAAAACTCTACATTCTATTTTCCCTAATGCGAATATTATATATGTATATGGATTTGATAATAAACGATTTATTTCTTATATCAATAAAAATATTTTAAGTTATCCAAAGATTAAGCTGATTTATAATCCACACTACGATGATCATAATAATGTATATAGTTTAAGTTTAGTAAAAGAATATTTAAACGATGACTGCATTATATTTTTTGGAGATCACATTATTAAACCAGCGACATTTGGTTCTTTTAAATTAAGTAACGAGTCACAGGTTTTTATAAACTTAAAAAATAAAACTCGACTTGGATGTATTGTACAAAACCAGAACGTATATAATATTGCATATGATTTGGATAACTATTTATCAGAAATATATTTTATATCTAAAGACCATATTAATAATTTTAAAAGTTTAATTTCTAACCCTATGAATCATAATCATTTTATATTTGAAATTCTTAATAAGATGATAGATCTCAACTTAAAGATAAAATCATGTCAATCAGTATAAACAATAAAAAACT